ATGAAGGCTGCCTCACTCGACGCCGCGCTCGCTCTCTTCAACGCCCAGCGCCGCATCCATCTCGAGGCCATCGCCTCGAACATCAGCGATCTCGCCATCGACGAATTGCTCCCTGAAGAGCGGGTGATCGTCGAGCTGCTCGCCCGCGAGCGTGAGGGGGCGTGCGGCATGAACACTTTCGGTTTCGAGTGGACCTTTTCGAGTCGCGTTCTGGAGCGCAATTGCTCTGAGTGCCGCGCCAAAACTTCGGGCTATCTCACCAACGTCCGAGGCATCCGCAAGCCGCTCTGTTCCTCGTGTTTCTTTCGAATGCTCAAAGGAGCTCAACCCATGAAGAAGGCGATCTACCGCCAAGGAGACGTTCTCATTCGGCTTATCCCGAGCCTGCCGAAGCAAAAGGCTCAACCCCGGCTGACCGGCATTCTCGCTTATGGCGAAGTGACCGGCCACGCCCACCGGATCGAGGACGCCCAGAAGGCGGAAGTGCTCGAGATCGGCACCGGACTCTATCTTCGCGTTGGCGAAGAAGGCGTGCGAGTGGTTCACGAGGAGCACGCACCGGTTTCGCTGCCTCCCGGAAACTACGAAGTAGAAATCCAACGCGAGTACACGCCGGCGGAGATCAGGAATGTCGCCGACTAACCGCAACCTTCTCGCCGAGTTCAGCGAGGCGTGCAACTACCCTGGGCGGATTGATCCGCCCGCGGTAGAGCATGCGCTCCAAAAATATCTCGCGGCACTTTCGATCGACCGCAAGATCGAACAGCTCAAAACCGGGTGGCGGGTCGAAGAGCATCCTTCGCTGCTGAAGCAGACGTTTGAGATTCTCGATAAAGTTAGTCCCCTCGATGCCCGCGATGCCCGCGATGCCCTCGATGCCCGCGATGCCCTCGATGCCCGCGATGCCCGCGATGCCCGCGATGCCCGCGCTGCCCTCGATGCCCGCGCTGCCCTCGCTGCCCTCGCTGCCCTCGATGCCCTCGCTGCCCGCGATGCCCGCGATGCCCTCGATGCCCGCGATGCCCGCGATGCCCTCGCTGCCCTCGCTGCCCTCGATGCCCGCGCTGCCCTCGCTGCCCTCGATGCCCGCGATGCCCGCGATGCCCTCGATGCCCTCGCTGCCCGCGATGCCCTCGCTGCCCGCGCTGCCCGCGATGCCCGCGCTGCCCGCGCTGCCCGCGATGCCCGCGCTGCCCTCGCTGCCCGCGATGCCCGCGATGCCCGCGCTGCCCTCGCTGCCCTCGATGCCCGCGATGCCCTCGATGCCCGCGCTGCCCGCGATGCCCGCGATGCCCGCGATGCCCGCGATGCCCGCGATGCCCTCGATGCCCGCGATGCCCGCGATGCTGTGGGACCCGACGCAGCTTCGCTGCATCGGTTCGCTTGCTGGTGTGTTCAGCGCAGTTCGTGGTGGTGGTGGGGATGGGAGCTTTCGTTCTGTGCGACGACTTATCTCGGCGCACTCCAAACGAACAAGCCCGCGGTGCAGGCCTGGTCGGAACCCATCTTCGATGCGTTCCTCGCCGGCGGCTGGTTACTTCACTGGACAGAGGACACGCTCTATTGGGCTGCAAAACCCGAGGTGCACAAAGAGCTGACTGCTCAAGGTGCACGCCGGCTTCACAACTCATCAGGGGCCGCTCTTCGATCCGACGTCGAGAATCTCTACTTCTGGCACGGGGTGATGGTTCCCGCCTTCGTTGTGACGAAACCGGAATGGATCACGCTCAAGCACATTGCTGATGAAGAGAATGCTGAGGTCCGCAGAATTTTCATCGATCGCTATGGCCTGGGACGCTACCTGATCGACAGCGGTGCACAGCGCCTTGCCGAGGATGAGTTCGGCGAGCTCTACCGCACCCAGATCCCCGGCGACGAGGACCTGGTTATGGTCAAGGTTCTAAATTCCACCGCCGAGCCCGACGGCAGCTTCAAGCCCTATTTCCTGCGTGTGCATCCCGAGCTTCGCCCGCTCTTCAAAGAACGCCTGGGCGATCGCCAGGATCTCACTCCACTCAACGCGATCGCTTCAACCTTCGGGATGACGGGGGAAAAGTACCTCAAATCACTGGTCGCTCAGACCTAGTCCGGCGAGGAATTCATGAATCCACGAATTCGTAAATGGGCCCCTCTGTTCGTCGTCGCGGTGATCTGGCTGGTCATCGCGACGAAATTCTGGTGGGAGCTGACGCAATGAATCAACAGCAAAACCGTCTGATGCATCGACTGATGCTGATCGACCGCGCGCGTGAGCGCACGGAAAACACGGGCGCCGTGCTGGTCTCGAAGGGTGGCCTGGTCTTTCTCTCGGGATATCCGCACCTTTTCACCACCGATCTGAAATGTGCGTTCGTCTTCAAAAACACGTCGCAGGCCGCGCGCGTGCTCGTCGACTTTAACGATCAGCTCGAGGGCTACACAGTCCTGCCGGCGTATGAACTCGAGGCGATCGCATGAGCTCGCCGGCGAAACGCCCCTTCTCGGGGTCCCACATTCGCCGGCGCCCGGGCCTTCGATGCGAAGCGAAGGCCCGGATTTTTCCTTGGAGCATTCGCGCGATGATCTTTTACCTGCATCAGCGGATCCGCATCACCGACACCAAGAGCCCATTGTTCGGCTCGAGCGGTCTGGTCGTTCAGCTGCGCCGCTCCGATAACGGCGCCTTCGTCGAAATGGATCGGGATCTTCCCGCCAAATTTCCCCGCCTCTTCAAGATCGCCGCGCGCGAGCGCTGGGTGATCGTGCTTCCCCACCAGGCGGAACAAGAGGACAAAACAAAATGAAATTTCTGCTCTGCAGTTTCTCTTACCTGGTGTGCGGTGCGCTGCTGCTCTCGTCGCTCTGCCGCGAGGACTTCCACGTTCAATTGCAGGAGCCTACGCCGCTCGATTACGCGATCGTGATCCTGGCATGGCCCGGCATCGTCTTCGATATCTGGATGAAGACGAAGAAATCGGGCTGCTGATGGGACGTCATCGCCCCTGGTCACGAATCGATGAGGACCGTCTGTGCGCGATCTTCCCACACGTTTCGAGCGCGCAGGTCGCGATCGATCTCGGCCGCCCTCTGAGCTCTGTACAGAATCTCGCTTACAAGCTCGGACTGCGCAAGACGTCGGAGTACATGGCGAGCCCCGCGGCCTGCCGGCTGCGCCGCGGCGACAATGTCGGAAAGCCTTTTAGATTTCGCCCTGGAATCGTTCCGTTCAACAAAGGGAAGCGCACTCCTGGATACGCGCCGGGACGGATGGCCGAGACCCAATTCAAGAAGGGCCAGCGGCCGCCAAACGCGATGCCAATGTGGAGTTTTCGCTGGGTCGATGGCTACCTGATGCTGAAGACCGGAGCGCCCACGCCGAAGCCGACCTCAGGCTGGGAATACGTTCACAGGCTCATCTGGGAGCAGGCGCACGGCCCGTTACCCGGATGGCGCGTCGCGAGGCTCTGGTGGAAAGACGGCGATCACGGCAATTGCTCGCTCTCAAACCTCGAGCTGGTGCGTGGATCTGATCACGTCAAGCGCACCTCGGTTCACAATCTGCCTCCGGCGCTGAGGCAGGTAATTCAGCTCACGGGCGCCCTGAAACGAAAAATTCGCAATCGGGAGAAAGACAGCCATGAAGAACTCGATGGACGATCTTCGCAATCATCTCTTCGCAGCGCTTGAGGCGCTGGCCGACGACGAAAAACCGCTGGACATCCAGCGCTCGAAGGCAATCTGCGAGGTCGCGCAGACCCTGATCAATTCCGCCAAGGTCGAGGTGCAGTACGTCGAGGCAACCGGGCAAGAGGCGAATGGTGGCCTTTTCGCGCAGCACGGTCGTCGACACGCGCTGAACACCGGACCGATGTGAGGAGATCGATGGAATTCACGGCGCAGTTTATCGAGGACCGGATGCGCGCGCATCGCGAATGGCAGGAGCGCCACGCCGACGAGCTCGGCGAAGAGATTGTTCTCGAGGTGCTCGGCGCAGTGCGCGATCTGAAGCCAGAGGGATCGCGGCTTCGCCTGGTGCGCTGCAGCGGGCGACATAACGAGCTTTGCGGGCCTATGGGCTCGCATGGGTAGATCTGGGCGCGGCGGGCGGCTGGACGCTCGCCCGGCCTGGTTTACGAATTCGGTGAGGAAAGGAGGTCGCGGAGAATCGCCAGAGCCATTGACCGGTCGCCGCCAGTTTGGGAACAGGGGCGGCGACCTGGCCAATGACTTAAGTTCCCCCATGTCGAAGGTCATACCAATCCGAAAACCCGACCAGCCCGCGCGGCGTCGCCGCCGCGGAGATCGGAAAATTCCAGTTCGAAAGGCTGCTTAAGACCATGGCTTCTGCGTCACCAGGACCTATACCCGCAAACGGCTCCCCCATCACCCTCGTCGCGGATCTTCTGCTCGATGCCGGATGCAGCGAGCGATCGGCAACGCTGATGCTTTCAAAGGCGCTGATGATCCGCACACTCGAACGCAATAAGGGCAACCTGTGTCGAGCGGCACACCAGCTCGATCTCCACCGCAACACCCTCACACGTCGGCTGAGTGAGCTCGGACTGAACTCGCTGCCGCAATCGATTCGCGATCAGCAACGCTCTCAATTGTCGATCGCGTTCTCAAAAAAACGCCCACGCGCGGGATCTGTGGGAAAGCCCCTCGAGAGGGCTGTGTAAATCATGTGCACCCGGTGCAAAACTTCGAGCTCTGCCTCCCGATTCGCACAGCGATCCTCAGCTGGGCTCGGGTTTTGCGTCGGTGCATCCACAAAGCACTGCAGCTGTGGTGCATTTCTTTGTAAGTCGAGGTTGCAGCAATGAGTTATACGGGCGAGAAATCGCTTCGCTCGGAGATATCCACAAATCCACAGGACCTACTACTGCTTCTGGTTAAGTCTTTAGGTTCATGTTCTCTCAGGGGTAGAAGCAGAAAAGGGCTGTGCAAAGCGGAGGAATTTCGAATGATGGAACCAAAAATCACCAGACTCAGCGACGAAGAAATCCTGCACATCTTCGGCGCGATCGTCGAGCAGGGAGATCCGAAGATCGAGGGCTTCCTGGTCTCGTTCGCCTGCACCGTCTGCCAGGCGACCAAAGCTGATTTCTACACCCTGCGGCCGGCGACGCTGATTTTCATTGCGAAATACGCACTCACCCACCACCTCGCCGGCTCAAGCAAGCCGCACGTCGTGCACAACTTTCCCGCCGAAAAGGGCAAAGCCTCATGAACTCGCCAGCGAAGCCGCTTATGACCCGGCTCGACGATCTACTGGCCGAGATCCTTTGCCTGCTCTCGATCGATCGCGCGAAAGTCTCGCTGATGACCGAGAACCAGGTGAAGACAGCGATAGCGAATTACATCCTCGAGGAGTATCAAGCGAAATGAAAAGCTCCGTCCAAATTCCCCGGCTCGCCGGCGTGCGATTTTCGAAGATCGGCACGCACCTGCGCGCTATCTATCACCAGCTCGACGGATCCATCGAGCTAGCCGATGTCTGCAGGTGTCGCCAGGAATGGGATCCGAACTTTCGTGTCATCCGATCCGCCACCTGCCCGATCGATGAGCACAGCACCGAAGCGAAACAACTCGAGGTATTTGCGGGATGACGACTCAATTCGCTCTCGATTTCACAACGAAAAGGCCGCCCGCAGTGCAGGCGAAGATCGAGGCCGGCATGAAGACGGCCGACGACAATGCGAACGAATTCTGGAAGCACATTTTCGACGCCTGCGTTCTCGCGGCCGCGAAGAAAAAACCGGAGATCACCTCCGACGATGTGCTCGATGAGATCGAGGCGCTGCCGAATCCGCCGAACACTCACAACCTGGCCGCGATCGGGCCGGCAATGCGGCGCGCATCGATTATGGGTGTGATCACGCACACCGATCGCGTCGTGCGCAGCACCAGGCCTGACAAGCATGGCAACCGTCACGACGTCTGGGTCAGCAACTACTTCGTGCCCCAAAAGGTGAATTCTTAATGGCAAAAGAAGCTTTCCCGCTGAGCTGGCCCGATGGCTGGGTTCGCGCGCGGCCGCAGCATCGCCGCGGCAATTCAAACTGGAAGAAAACCTTTGGCGCCTATCGCGATCACCTGGTCGATGAGATCGAGCGCCTCAAGGCGACGACGCTGGTGATCTCGACGAACATTCCGCTCACGCTGAAGGGCATGCCGCGAGAAGGCTTCAATCCTCCGGATCCCGGAGTCGCGGTTTATTTCTCGCGCAAGGCGAAGGAAGATTTCACCTGGCAAGACGTGTTTGCGCTCGGAGCAAGCCCGTCGATTGAAGATGTCGACCGCCGGTTTCGCGAGCTCTCGAAGAAATATCATCCTGACGTCCGGGGCGGCGACGTGGAAATGTTCCGCATGCTGGTTCGCAGCCGCGATGCCGCTTATGACTATCTCCTGCATCGCAGCCGCGATGAGCATGAGTATGTCCTGGCGTGCGATCTCTTCCGTGAGGTTCGACTCAATATGCACGCAATCGCGCTCACAGTCGAAGCGATGCGACAGATCGAACGTTGCGGTGCATCCAGCATGCTGGAACGAGCCTTCCGCGGATTCATGGCCGCGCTGCCGGCTAAGGGAGAAACAGCCTGATGGGATGCGTTCGCATGGATCTGCCCGGCGGCGGCACGGCAATCGTTTGCGGCGTGCGGTCGCGCTCGTGCTCGAGCTGCGGCCGCACAGCAGATTTCCTCTGCGACTGGAAAGTCGAAGGTAACAAGAGTGGCACCTGTGATCGCGCGATCTGTAGCGTTCACGCAAAGCAGGTCGCACCCGAGAAACATCTATGTCCTGAACATCAGCGTGCGCATGCTGACTGGCAGCGACGACGAGCAACCCAGGAACTCGATCCCAATTCCAGCGGCCGACAGGCGACGCTCTTTCCTTGAGAAAACTTCCAGTTGCACCACTTTCGTAACTTCAGATAAGCTCACGCAACGGGCAGAATCTCTGCGGAGATTGCGGAACCCCCCAAAGCTCGTGATCACCCCCTGAATTATTTGCAGGTCCTCTCACCCTTCGGACCTGTTCTAGCCGGTGGATGCCCGGCAACAAAAGCACACCCGATTCAGCGCACACGTGTCGAAAAAAAGCGAAGTGAAAGTCTTCTACCTCGAGCAGGATGAGACCTGGGAAGCCCCCGCGCGCGTCGTAGAGCGCGAGGAAGCACGCCGTCTCAAACACTCCGGCCTGGGAAAATTCATCAACAACGGGCAAGATTTTCGCCTTTATGAGTCACAGCCGCGGCCGCGGATCGCCGATCGAGCTGAGTATCGCGCCGGCGGCTGTGAATCGAGCGCGGCAATTTGTTTTGAGGAGATGGAAGCGAACGTCGGCATCATTCCAGACACCGCAGACCCGTTAACGGTCGCGATGGCTCAGGAGAAGGTGAGATCTTATCCTCACGTCTTCGACGAGCTCGCCGCGCTCGCGCGTGGATCCTGGCACGAACCCGGCCGGATCCAGATTTCAGTCAAAGGCGCATAGAGACCCGATCGAGATCTCGTGCGGCCCTCGTTCTTCGAGTACGTCGAGATCGTCGTCGAAAATGTCCTCGCGAAACACATGGGCGCAAATCTGGATACAGCTTACGAGCTCACCGCGCCGGCGGCGGAAATTATTAGCGTGATTGCCGGCCGGCCGATCGGCTGCATGAAGTTCATCGTGGAAAACGCTCACACCACAATTCGACCGATTGCAGAGGTTGAGAAGGATGCGATCTGCACCGCGATGATTCTTTGCCGCGGCGACGTCGACCTGGCCGCCCAGAAGCTCGAAATCGGCCGCTCTACTCTGTATCGAAAACTTCGCGGCTACCGCGAAGCGGAAGACCAGGCCTAAAAGTAATGCTTCTGAGCGACTACAACAAACGCACCCCTGAGCAGCAGCTGCAGGATCTGAACCAAGCCTGGGATCGTATCAAGGCAATGGAGACATCGGCCGGCCGCCAAGACAAGACGATCTCTGCGCTGGTGAAACAGTTGAAGCGCGAGCGAATTAAGTCGCACATCCTGATGGTGCTCGTCACGTCGGCGCTCGCCAGCGCATTCTTCGCACTGTTGAAGGTTTTGCTCGGATTGTCACACTGAAGAGCGTCGTGAACCCCAATTGCCAAATAAAGCGCCAACGATCTGCCGCCATCATGGTTGCGGCCGAAGCTGCATCGGCGGCTACTGCCAGAAACACGCTTCCGAATACGAGCGCGCAAGAGAGCAGCGGCGCAGGGCTAACGGATTGCGTCGACTCTACGACTGCGCGCAGTGGCGCCGGCGCACCGCGCCCTACATCATCGCGCGCGATCCGATGTGCAAGATCGCGATCCTCTGCGGTGGCAATGCTCCGAGCACAGACGTCGATCACATCGTTCGAGCTGAGATACATATCGCTCAGAATGGTGGCGATTGGGCGTTCTTTTTCGATGAGTCCAACCTGCAAGGCGCTTGTCATGCTTGCCACGCCAGAAAGACCCAGATCGAGCAGCGGCGGGATCATGGTGGGATCAGTTCCTAACAGAGGGGGTAGGGGGGTCTCATTTCTAAAGCCTGAGGCCTCGGCGACCGCACTTCAGGCACGCACGTGTGGCCGCAGCAAAAGATTTTTTTCCGGGATTTTGGCGAAAACGGTGGCAAATGGGCGGTAAAGGCTCCGGAGGGCGCAATCGCAAGCCCACGGCGATAAAGAAGGTCCAAGGCAACGCAGGCCATCGTCGTCTCAACAAGAAAGAACCGAAAGTGCAGCCCGGCGAGCCCGAAATGCCAGCCTATCTTCCGACTCAAGCCCGCGCCGAGTGGAAACGTCTGGTTCCGCTGCTTCTTGAGATGAAAGTGCTATCGCGGTCCGACGGCGCCGCGCTCGGGCTGATCTGTTTATCCCTAGCTCAGGTGATCAAATCCAACGCGGCGATCGAGAAATATGGAATGGTCTGCGCGACGCTCGACCAGTTGACAGGAGTGGCGGTCCTCAAAGCCAACCCAGCGGTGAAGATCCTCTCGGATGCGATGCGGCGATCGCAAACCGGTTTTGCTTCTTTCGGTCTTGATCCAGCGTCGCGCTCGAAGCTGATCGCGGGTTCTTCAAAAGGCGACGACGATCCACTCGATGACTTCCTGAACGATGAAGACGCCGAGGGCAAGGAGATCGTGCACTAACGATGGTTCACCACTCCACCTCGTGGAAGACGGCCGCGGCGGAATCGCTTCTGGCGAAGTCGTGTTCGAAGATTCCAACCTTCGCCCGCTATTGCCTCGACATCCTCACCGGAAACGTTGCTGCCGGCAGGCTGGTTTTCCTCGCGATCGAGCGCACTCTCAACGATCTCCAAAACTCACAGGGTCCAAAGGGATCGACGGAATTCTATTTTGACCAGGCCGCGGCCGCGCGCGCGATCGCGTTCTTCCAGAAGTTCCTTTTCCTGGCCGAGGGCGACAATGCCGGCCAGCCGTTCAAGCTGCAACCCTGGCAGCAGTTCATCATCGGATCGCTGTTCGGATGGAAATCCGCTGACGGCTTTCGTCGCTTCCGCACGGCTTACATCGAGATCGGGAAAGGCAACGGCAAATCGCCTGTGGCCGCCGGCATCGGCCTCTTCGGCCTCATCGCCGATAAAGAAAATGCCGCCGAGATCTATTCCGCGGCCGTCGTGAAGGACCAGGCCAAGATTCTCTTCCGTGACGCTGAAAACATGCGCGACGCCTCGCCTTTTCTGAAGGCCAAGATCGCCAGACACGTCAACAACCTGTCGGTCACTTCGACGGCGTCCTTCTTCCGCCCGATCTCGTCCGAGAAGCGAGGCCTGGATGGAAAGCGGCCGCACATTGTCCTGGTCGACGAGCTGCACGAGCACCCCAGCCCGGTCGTCGTCGACAAGATGCGTGCCGGCACCAAGGGCCGGCGCCAGGCGCTGATCTTTGAGATCACGAATTCAGGTTACGACCGCGAGACCGTGTGCTTCTACCATCACGACTACTCGCGCCAGCTGCTCGAGGGAACCCTTCAAAACAATTCCTGGTTCGCATACGTCTGCCAGCTCGATGCCTGTGAAGACTGCCGCAAGCAGGGACGCGAGCAGCCGGCTTGCGACAATTGCGACAGCTGGCTCGACGAAGAGGCCTGGATCAAAGCGAACCCGAACCTGGGCGTTTCCATCCAGCTGAAATATCTGCGCGAGCAGGTCACCGAAGCCATGGCGATGCCGGCGAAAGAGAACATCGTCAAGCGACTCAATTTCTGCCTGTGGACGCAATCCGAAACACGGGCGATCTCTGCGGACCAGTGGCGCTTGTGCGCCGGCACCGGCGGCGAGGATCCTGTAGCCTGGCGCCGGCAGAAACTCGAAAGCGTCAAGGGCACGGTGTGGTATGGAGCGCTGGACCTGGCTTCGACCACCGATATCGCGGCCGCTGCATTCTTTATCCCCAAACAGCCGGCGGTTCCAAAACCGGTTCTGATCCCGTTCTTCTATGCGCCCGCGGAAGCGGTCCAGCAGAAAGTCATGAAGGACAGGATCCCGTTCGATCTGTGGGTGAAGCAGGGTTTCATCTTTGAGACCCCGGGCCAGGTGATCGATTACGACTTCATTCGCGAGCATCTGAAAGGGCTGCGCGCCGACTACGACCTCCGCGAGATCGCTTTCGATCCGTGGAATGCGCAGCAACTTGTCACCCAGCTCGAGAACGATGAATTCACGATGGTCAAGCATCAGCAGACCATCGGCCAGCTGACGGACCCCACCAAGCACTTTCTGAAAATGATCACCGGCGCCGAGTTTGAGCACGGCAACAACCCCGTGCTCGCCTGGATGGCCGACAACCTGGTCGTCAAGTCGGATGCTTCAGGGAATCTGCGGCCGCTGAAACCGGGCAATCCGAACTCACCCAAGAAAATCGATGGCATCGTGGCCACGATCATGGCCGACGGTCGCATGACGGCCAACCCTGAAATCGACGAGAAGCCCGAGGTGTTCTTCATTTGAGCCGCTTCAGCCGAACGCGATCGCTGATCTCCGCAGCCTGGACCTCGTTTCGTGCAGATCTTGGCATGGGAACTCCTTCTCCCGATTCTGATTTCTGGTATCACCGCCCGGGCTTTCGCTCGGCAGCGGGAACTTATGTTTCTCCCGAAACCGCGATGCGCCTGTCGGCCGTATTCGCGTGCGTGCGCGTGATCTCAGAAACCGTCGGCTCCTTACCTCTGGTGATCTATCGCCGGCGCAAAGACGGCGGCAAAGAGCGCGCCGACAATCATCCTCTCGCCGACGTTTTCAGAAAACCCAACCTATGGCAGACCGGTTTCGAATTCTGGGAGATGATGCAGGCGCACCTCGAGCTTCGCGGCAATGCCTTCGCGGAAATTGTGACCGGCAACGGTCGCGCCATCGATGAACTGATCCCACTGCATCCCGACAGGGTTCGTGTTTTCCGCCTCCCAAACGGGAAGCTGCGTTATGACGTCACCTCCTACTTCGATGGGACGATCCGACGCCTTGCACAGGAAGAGATGCTTCACCTGCGAGGGCTCTCCTCGGACGGGATCATCGGGATCAGCACCATCACCGCAGCTTCTGAAGTCGTCGGCGCCGGCCTGGCGCAGCAGGAATATGGCTCGCGATTCTTCTCCAACAATGCGAAGCCGGGTGTGGCCCTGATTTCGGCTTCGAAACTCGATAAAGAGGCGAAGGAAAATCTGCAGGAGACGTTCTCGCAAGGCTTCAGCGGCGCGAACGCATTCAAAACCGCGGTCCTGCCTCCGGGCATGGATATCAAGGTGCTTGGACTGACGAACAAGGATTCCCAGCTGATCGAAGCGCGCCAGGCCACCCGTACCGACATCGCCAGCATGTTTCGCGTGCAGCCGCACAAGATCGGAGATCTCACGCGGGGAACGTTCTCAAACATTGAGCAGCAAAACATCGAATTCGCCACCGATTCGATCCGGCCGCGCGTGGTTCGCCTGGAACGAAGGATCAATCTCGACCTGCTCGACGCACTCGGGATCGGCGAGGCCGGTGATTTCTTCGCCGACTTCGGCATGGATGCGCTGTTCCGCGGCGACATGAAGAGCCGCTATGACGCCTACAACACAGCGCTTCAATTCTGGCTGACCGTCAACGAAGTGCGGGCCATGGAAAACCTGAACCCGATCGATGGCGGAGACGTGATCATCCGCCCCGTCAATATGTCCAAGGTGGAGGACAGCGGCGATACCAATCAGGAGACCGACACCGAAGAGCAGAACCAGGATTCAGCCTCACCGGATTCGGATCCATCAGACGATGAGGAGCAGGCGAAAGCCGGCGATCTCCATCTGCGGGCCCTGGTCATGAGCGCCGCCGGCCGGGTGGTCAGGCGCGAGGTTAAAACCTTACGCAAGCTCTCGGCGCAGAAACTGGACGAGCCTTCTCTTCGCGCAGAACTCGATGCCTTCTATGGCGGCCTCACCGGAATCATTGCCGAAAATCTGGTGATGCCGGCGGCCGCGGCGAAGACCTATGTCGACCGGCATTCGAAACTGATCACCAGCGCGAAGTCGGAGCGGCTGGATGAGGTGATCGAGCTGATTGAGGAAGAGAGCCCGGCGATGCTGGCCGAGATGGCTCTCGAGTCGCGAAAAAGTTCTGCAAAGCGGTGATTACCCATATGAAATACGCAAACATCGTCGCCGAGTTTTACAGCCGAGTATGGGCCATCCGTCCCGAGAAGCTCTATCTCATCGATCAGCTGATCCGGCTCCGAGCCAGCGGTCAGCGCTTCACTGAGAAAGAAATCCGCCAGCGCATCGGTGCCGACGCATTCGCCGGGCCTCGTTCCCAGGGCGGATCCCCGGGCACGGTTGCCCTGATCCCGATCGTGGGCACAATTTCTCACCGCATGAACATGATGGGAAATATCTCGGGAGGCGGAGGCACCTCGATCGAGAAGCTGACTTCGCAATTTCGCGGCGCCCTCGCGGATCCGAACGTGAAGGCGATCGTCTTCGACGTCGATTCACCAGGTGGAAGCGTCGACGGTGTCGCCGAGCTCGCGAGCGAGATCTATGACGGCCGCAAGCAAAAGCCGATTGTCGCCGTGGCAAATGCCCAGGCGGCGAGCGCGGCCTACTGGCTGGCCTCGGCTGCGAAAGAACTGGTCGTCACTCCTTCAGGCCAGGTCGGCTCGATCGGCGTGTTCGCGGCGCATGAAGATCTGTCGAAGGCGCTCGAAACCGAGGGTGTGAAGGTCTCCCTGGTCAGCGCCGGAAAATACAAAGTTGAGGGCAATCCGTATGAGGCGCTGAGCGACGAAGCCCGCGCAGCGCTGCAGGACAAAGTCGATCAGTATTACGGAATGTTCACCAGGGGCGTCGCGCAGAATCGTGGGACCTCGCAGGCAAAAGTGAGAGAGGGATTTGGCCAGGGCCGCATGGTCATGGCGCAGGATGCCGTGAAACAGAATATGGCCGACCGCGTGGCCACGCTCGATGAAGTGCTGGCGAAGTATGGAGTCAGCAGCGCCTCGCCGGCGAGGACCGCCGCCGCGTCGACAGGAACGCCGATCGCCGCTTCTGATGGGATGGACGAAGAAGAGTGCAACTGCTCATGCACTTCGTGCCAGGCCTGCAAGAACATGACCGACGATAGCGATCCGGACGACGACGGAGACTGCAACTGTTCGTGTGAAGCCTGCCAGGCCTGCGAAAACAAAACGCCGGCCGCGAAGGCCGAGGCGGTGAGCGGGATCCATTCAGGAATCGCACGCCGGCGCCGGGAGATGCAGCTTCACTAACGCGCCATCCCAAAAACGAGATTTCAAAGCCCGCCGATGCGGGCTTTTTTAATGCCCGAAACCCGCAATCCTTCGATTGAGGACCTCGGGAGCAAGCAAGACAAATTCAACCGAAGGAGCCATCTCCGTGAAAAGTAACATTCACAACATTCGCCAACGTAAGAGCGAGCTGAGCGCAAAAAACCGCGTTCTGCTCGACAAGGCTGCCCAAGAGTCTCGCGACCTCAATGAGGCCGAGGGCGCGCAGTTCGACGACAACGTAAAAGCCCTGGTCAAAGTCGAGGAGCAGTTAGTGCGTGAAGAGCGCCAGCTCGAACTCGAACGCAGCATGGGCACGATCGAGGACGAAAACACCACCGCCGCAGATCGCGCCGGCGCACCGACCGCTCCGAAAAAGGGCTTCTCGAGCCTGGGAGAGATGCTGGTTGCCGTCGCCGCCTCGGCTCGCACCGATGGACGCCACACCGACTCGAGACTGATGGCCGCCGCGGCCGCCGGTATGAGCGAGGCTGTTCCTTCCGATGGCGGGTTCCTGGTGCAGAAGGATTTCGCTCCCGAGATCCTGCAGCGCACCTACGCCACGGGCCAGATCCTCAAACGTTGCAAGCGGGTTCCTATCAGCTCAAACGCCAATGGCCTGAAGTTGAACGCCATCGACGAAGACAGCCGTGCGGACGGCTCGCGGTTTGGTGGAGTTCTGGCCTACTGGATCAACGAAGCCGATGCATTGACCGGCAGCAAGCCGAAGTTCCGGCGCATCGAGTTGAACCTCAACAAGCTGATTGGCCTGGTCTATGCCACCGACGAACTGCTTCAGGACGCAGCGGCTCTCGAAGCATGGATCATGCAAAACCTGCCCTCGGAACTCTCCTTCCGCGTGGAAGATGCCATCTTCAACGGAAGCGGCGTGGGCCAACCCCTGGGCGTGCTCAATGCCGGCGCAACTTTGTCGATCGCGAAAGATTCGGGCGACAGCGGCGCGACCATCAGCAGCACTGACGTCGTGAACATGTGGGCACGTTTCTGGGCTCCGGGCCTCGAAAACTCCATCTCACAAATCGGGATGGAAACCCTGGCCGCGCCGGGCGGGAACGGCGGACAGATGCCGGGCGCCGCCTGGTTCGTCGACCAAAGCGTTCTTCCGAAGCTCTTCGGCATGACGCTGGGCTCTGGAACCGCGGTGATCCTGCTCTATCATCCGCCGGGATATTACGGGCTGCCGGGTCCTTACGGTCAGATGCTGGGCCTGCCCGTCATCCCCGTCGAGCACTGCGCGGTGCTCGGAACTCCGGGTGACGTGATCCTGGCCGATCTGAGCCAGTACGTGCTGATCGACAAGGGCGCGCCTCAAGCCGCTTCTTCGATCCACGTGAAGTTCCTCAGCGATGAGATGACTTTCAGGTTTGTCTACCGCACCGACGGTCAGCCGACCTGGAAGAAGCCTTTGACCCCGAAGAACGGCGGCAACACAATGGCGCCCTTCATCACCTTGCAGACCAGGTCCTAAGGAAAAGCTCCGGACCGGGATCGACAAAAAAACACTTCTCAGAAACGAGGATCAAATCCATGAACGGTTTCAATGTCGCCGAAGCTGGGCACGTCGTGAACATCCTTCCGCCGGTGGATATCACCGGCGGGAAGACCGCCCAGGCTTTCAACATGAAGCGCCACAAACACGCTTCGATCATCATCCAGATCGGAGTTTCCGCCGCTGCCTTCACCAAAATCCTGCTGAATCTTTGCAGTGATGCGAGCGGCACCGGTCCGACCGCCATCCCGTTCTTTCTGTACAAGCAGGAGACGGCCGGCGCGAGCAACGACGTTCTTTCCACTCGCACCGCGGTGACCTCGGCCGGTTACACCCCCGCGGCTACAGACGGGATCTTCTATGTCATCGAAATCGACGCCAACGAGCTCGAAGCTTCCGGCGTCGGCATCGGTGAATGCGGAGTCGATGCCTATCTGCAGCTTCAGCTCACTAACACCGCCAACAGCGTGATTGCCAGCGCGGTCGCGGTCCTTACGGGAGCGAGAGACGCGGAAGTAGCGAGTCCGACCGTCTGCACCTAAATTCGTTCGGGCCCGATGGAACTTCTTAATCGGGCCCGAGCGCATTTTCTGAAAGAGACGAAAAAATGTTCATTCGAATGACGGTGGGACGAGACGCCGGCAAGGAGAAGGAGTTTCACTACGAGCAGGCTCGCGATCTGATCGCGAAGGGCCATGCCGTGAAAGTTGATTTCGACGCACAGGACGCGCAGCCTCAGCTGTTGACGCCGCCGAGAGCTGCATCTTCGACCGAAGCGCCGCGACCGCTGATCCGCAAGGCCGGATCGAAGCGTCGCCATTAACCATGGTGCATCTTAGAACCAGCGAGGTGAGTCATGACCGTTTTCAACCGCACCTACCAGGTCCGCTCGCGGCGGGGTTCGATGATCAGCGTGCCCGACATGATCGAGGAGCTCAATGAGCGTGCCGAAGAGCGGCAGAGTTTTCGGCGCACGGCGGAACGAGTTCCGCCTGGCAAAAAAATGACTAAATCAAGCGCAAAGAATCGAGCGCTTCAAGGCGTCCAGCTCGAACTGTTCCCATTGTTCGATTTAATTCCCGAGGCCAGTCAGTGAGCTCAATCGTTCGCACGGCCGTGATCGGTGCAGAGCCGGTGTCGCTCGCCGACATGAAGAATTTTCTTAAAGTTCCGGCCGGCGTCACCACTGACGATGCGCTCATCAAGAGTCTGATCAAGGCCGCGCGGATCCAGGCCGAGATCATTGCGGAATCCGCCCTGGTGCGTTCGACCTTCGTTCAATACATGGATCACTTCCCATACTGGCGGGTGCGGGAGCGCGGTTACTACGTGGGCCAGGTCGGCCACGCCTCCGAGCACCACCACATGCATCACGGAGAAATCAAGATCAAGCAACCGCCGCTGATCTCGGTCGAGAGTCTGGTCTACATCGGAACCGATGGGCTGCCTCACACCCTGAACCCGGGCACGGATTTCATTGTCGATGGAGCCAAGAAGCCGGGGCGCATTCGCCCGATCCCCTATACGGTCTGGCCGCTTAGCCTGCGCGTTCCAAATGCGATCGCGATCTCTTTTACCGCCGGCTATGCGCCGGACGGGGAGGGCGTCGCTGCCGGCGAGGCCGCGATCGCCGAGCCGGAGACTTCGACGCCGGCGCTCAATATGGGATGGCAGCCCACCATCACAATTCCTCAATACGGCTTCTTCGTCGATGAAAGCGGGAATGTCTGGATCGAGACGGCCAGCCCCAGCGGAGTGACGGGCACGAGTCGTCCCGACTTCGAGGCGCAGGCCATCGGCGGGACAATTGCCACCGACGGCAGTGCGGCATGGCTGAACGTGGGATCGCTTCGCGGCTTCTGGACGCCGGCGACTGAATACAGCGGGCAAAATGCCTGGGTCGTTCTCGATACGAACAGCAACCTGCAGCTGCTCATCGTCGCTTCGCTCGTCAGCCAGACTTCGCCGCCGGCTGGAATTCAGGGATCACAAACCCCCGCCTGGGCCTCGAGCACGGGATTGATCACGCCCGACAATGGCATCGATGCCTGGCGCTGCCTCGGAAACTATCGCGCCCTGGGCAACTCCGGAGCCTCGACGCCGAATTCCCCCGAACAGCAGGCGGCTTACACCATCGACTGGACGCTTCCGGAGACCGTCCCGATCGCCGTCATGCAGCTGGTCTCGCACTGGTATTTCAACCGGGAAGTGGTTGCCCCGGGATCGGTGTCGGAGATCCCGCTGCACGTCATGAGCCTGCTCGCAACCGTCAGTGTTCCGGACTATGCGCCCACGCCTGACTGATTTTTTCCCAAAAGAGTTTTCGGCCACAAAACGCACCAAGGAGGAAACACCATGCTGAAAAACAGACTGCAGAAAGTCACCGCGGCGATCGCGATGCTCATCGTGCTCTCAACGTTTGCCCTGGCAGTTCAGACTCCACTTACGACTCAGGTCCTCAAGCAGAACAACTACGCGGTCGTCGCCGGCGATCTCACGCTCACTTTCACCGCCATGGATGCGTCGAACGGAAACTCGTTCTTCGCCACCGGCCGCGAAGTGTTGATCGTGCAGAATAGCGATGCCTCTCCGCACACCTTCACTGTCACCAGCGTCGCCGACAGCCTCGGGCGAACCGATGCTACGCTGACGAGCTATAGCGTCGCAGCCAATGGCTTCGCGATTATCCAGTTCAGATCGCTTCTCGGCTGGATCCAGCCTGGCGGCCAGACAGTCAACATGACGACGTCGTCTGCTCTGCTGAAAATCGCGGTGGTTCAGTACAACTAATGCCCCTGCGTCGACTGAGCTTCCTGGTGCCTCCCCAGGGAGCCTACACACCCGTCGGCGCGATGGATCGGGAAGTCTCGATTCTCGCGCCCTCGGGCCGAAATTCCGATGGATCCACTCCACCGCTGAGTCCCTTTGTCCCGAAGACCTGGGCTGCGATCCGCCTGCTGCAGGGCGACGAGCTCTATAAGGCGCAGCAGATCGCTCAGGAGGTTACTCACCTGGTGACGATCGCCTGGCAGCCGGGAATCACCGAGCAGATGCAGGTGAGCTATCAGGACGAGGGCAACGCGCGGCTGTTTCAGATTAAGGCCGTGCAGGATCCCGACGAACGCAAGGTCGAGCTGCGGATCCTCGCCATGGAGATCCAGAACTTATGAAAATCACACACGCCAAGGTCTCCAGCATCACCACACCGCCGATTAATCCGGCGCTCGTGGGCGGACCCGATTGGAACGCGGCGCACCTCGCAGGATTTCCCTCGACAGCTTTCGCCGGCAGCGCGTCCGTGCCGGCTTCGGTCGATCTCGCGGAAGGCACCGGCGGATCTTCAGGAATCACCCTCACCTGGGTGGGAGCTGGCCTCGCGAATGGCCAGATCGTTGTCGCCATAAAAGTCGATTCCGGCGCCGGCGCGGTCACGCTCGCCGAAGCCGCCGGTGCTCTTTTCAACGGTGATCCGAACTACGTTCTTTCAAACCAGTGGCAGTTCGTCTGGCTGCAGTGGAACGGCACGCGCTTCAACGTGATCGGAGGCAACTAGGGATCCCATGAAACTCTTCAAACGGTTACTTCAGATCTTCGCGCTGCTGATCCTGCCGGCGATCGCTTACGCCCAGGGAGGCGGATCGACCACGATTCGATACGGCGCCGCGTGGCCAACGACCTCGCATCAGTGGACGATTTTCGTTTACACGCCGGGGAACACCGCGTACCTGTGCACCACCAATCCCTGCAACGGGCCCACTGGCTATACCCCGCTCGGGAGCTCGGGCGCCGCGCCTGGTTCGCCCGGCCAGATCATCCTCAACATCGCCGGGGCTTTTGGTGCGAATTCGAACGTCTTCGTCGATGGATCGAGCTTTGTAAATGCTCTGGGCTATGTGGGAAACGGCTCGGGAGCTTACAGCCTCTCGGGAGCATACAACCTGGTGACCGATTGCTCGCCTTCGACGGGTACTCAGTCTTCGATCTGTTTCGGACTGTTGGGAAAAATCGAAGGATCGGAAGCCGGAGACGGCCCCTTTGAGTTCGGCCGCTTCGGGCAGATCACCGGCGCCTGGCTGAAACTCGATTCGAATAATTGCCTTGCTCTCGGGGCCGGCGGCACCGTCGCGCCCTGCGCGCAGAACGCCGGCGTAATGGCGATCATCAATCCCGCGAACCCCACCACACCGACCAAGATCAACATCATGAAGAACTGGACTTCGGGAACGGCGTGGGAAGCGCTCGGGTGTGGCTGGGATGTGACCGATAGCGTCTACATATGTGGATCGGATCACGGCTCCTTGAGCGGCAGCAATTATCCAACGTTCTTCACTGCGGGCGGTTTTACGAATCCATTCTGGGGCATGGTCACCCAGGGCAACTGGGTAGCTCACAGCAAAAATCAGAATCCCGATATCGGTTCTGTGACCGTCGCGCAGCAGCCGCGGATCATCTGGATCAGTGGCTTCACTGTCAACCAAGGTGCCTATGCTCAGCCAGTCCTCAACAACAATTCGACTGGCACCGAGATCGGACTACTCGCGAAGCCTTCGGCGTCGGCTTCTCCGATCACCGCGCAAATTTCTACGACGGCTGATATCACCGGTCTTCTGGGGCCGGTGGTCGGTGAGACCAATGGCGTCGTCACCGGCACCATCATCGTTGATGGCGGCACTGCGTATGTCTCTCCGGTATGCATGGTGGCCCAGCCTTCGGGGAACACGGGGGTTCAGGCGACCTGCACGGCTACACAATCGGGAGGCGTGATCAATGCGGTCACGATCACCAACACCGTATCGAACAGCGGCTACCAGTTCGCGATGACGCCCGCCGGCGCGAGCATCATCACCATCACCGACTCAGCGGGAACCGGTGCTTTGGTGCTGCCTGTAATTACAGCACTCACCGGCAGCGCGATCATCGCCCAGGATGGTTCCACGGCGATGGGATTCTTCGATGGTTCGGTCACCATCAAGGATTGGGTCGGGCCTTCGGTCACCGCGGCCGGCAAGTTCACCGATCTCGGCATCTCCTGTGTGAACCCGCGGCCGCAGAACGTCGAGACCTTCGGATGCCTGCAGCAGACGGCAAGCGGCACCGGCTTCTACTCGTTCACCGTCTCAATGGGCCAGCCGATCGTGAAGCAACAGGCTTTTGCTAGTCCGCTCGGAGGCAGTTGTCCGACGACTGCGAGCATCGGAGCGTTCTGCACCAGCGCGAATCTGACCTGGACCCAGGCCTTTCCCGATAACAACTACACCGTGGTCTGCATGCTCAGCAATCCCACGGGACATCCGAACCTTCAGACCTACACCAAGCTGGCGAGCGGCACCGGTATCACCTTGACGATCGCGGCCGAAACCGCGGCGGCCGCCAACGCGGGCGCCGACTGTATCGCGAGTCACAACTAAGCTCAAAAATGCTCAGAAATGCCCCAGGACGTTCCGAAGGGTATATGAGGCCCATCGGAAAGCGGAATCACGCCTACGCCCCTCCCAGCTTCGGGAATTGGCATCTCACGGCGTTTTTTTCGCGACAGATGCTGTGGATGACAGCTTTTGTTGTCATCAGCTGCGCCCTCGCCGGCTTCGCCCAGGTCTCAAATGAAACCGGGACCTTCGTCAAGCAGGGCAGCTTCACTTCTCCGCAAGTCGCGGCTCCTTCGCCGCCGATCTCTCCCACAGCGTTTAGCATCCACGTGCATAACCCGGCGATGACCTTGCCCACGATTCCAATCGGCGGGCTCCGCATCTGGGGAACCGGCACCGCGCAGTGGAACACGATCGAAGGTGGGACGCTCATGAGCCCGACCTTTGACTTCTCGGGAATCGGAGACGAGACCGCCGGAACCGGATGGATCGGGTACGCCAAGCAGTTCAACGTCGATCTGATCTTCACCTTCGGGCAGGTGCCTCGTTTCGGTTCGGTGCTTTCTGTCGACTCGCCCGCCAATTTTCCGATCGCTTTTCCCGTGGCAAACAACGGAATCTCATGGAGCGGGAGTGTCGCAACCGTCACCACGCTGCAGCGCCAGAATTCCACGGCCGGCGACAGCGTCACCATCGCCGGCGCGACGGGATGCCCCTTCACGATCAATTCAACTTTCACGCTCACTCTGGCGAACAACCCTACCGATTATCCCTGGACCTACAGCTTCAACGTGACCGGAGCGACCGGATCCGGCAACTGCGGAGGATCCGCGGCCACGATCACCAACAATGCGCAAACTGCGACCAGGTGCAAGGGCACCGGCGCACCTCCGAACGGTCAGGGCGGAGGCTGTTATTCGCCGTATGACGTTGCCGTCGATGGCACCGGCCCCGACGCATTTCTGCAGGCCTTTGAAACCGCGTTCATCACTTACCTGGTCGCTCACGATCCCATGCACCGCATGAAGTACTGGGAGATGTGGAACGAGCCCCAGGGCCCGGGATATTTCAACGGCTCGATCAAGCAGATGGCGCGCATGCAGAGGGACACATATAACCTGATCGCCGCCTCGGCGCGTCCCGACATCATCCTTACCTCGCCGGCACCGTCGGGAGGCCTGACTTCGCCCGCGGCTTATCTCGGCCTGTTCGCCGCCGACTCTTCGAACCCGCTGCAATATGCCAAGCAGATCGACTTTCATTCCTACAATTTCGCGCTCACTGGGTCGCAGGCGCCGAATCCCGGGGACGTGCTCACCATCGCCGCCAACGTGCGGGTCGCGATCGCTCCCTACATCGCCGGCAGGAATTTGCCTTTCGTGGTTTCAGAAGGCAGCTGGGGTGAAGGCACCTGGTCTCTTTCGGGACCCCAGGGGCCGAATACCGGTACCACCGCGATCCTGAATCATGCCGACTGGGTTGCGCTCTGGGAGACCTATCACGTCTGCGCCGGAATCTCGCGTCAGTACTGGTTCGCATGGGATCAGAACAACGGATCCGGACTGATCACGGGAACGACGATGCCGATCGGCACCGAGCCGTCGGCGACCGGCTGGGCCGTCGCACATGACTGGCTCGCGAATGCGAACCTGGTGCAGACCTGCCGGCAGGATCTCGCACGCAACTGGACGGTTCAGGTCGCGCGCGCCGGCGGCTATCTCGGCACCATGCTGTGGAACCTGAATCTCACGACCATCGGCAGCTATACGATCCCGGCGGGGGTCTATACCCAATATCGCGACATTAGCGGCAATGTGCATTTGATCTCGCCGACGCAGACTTCGGTTCCCGTGCAGGCGGATCCGATTTTCCTCGAGACCGGTCCTCCCCCTTTCAAGATCACCAGTCCGATCATGATGCCCTCGGGTTTGCAGGGCGCCTTCTACATGAGCGCGCTCTCATCGAGCGGCGGATCGGGCGCGAGCACTTACAGCGAACTTACTCTGCCTTCGCCGCTCGGAGCAGCTGGTCTGTCGCTCGACCCGGCGACCGGCGACATTACCGGCACGCCATCGACCTCGGGAAACCTGAATACAACGGTGTGGGCTCTCGACGCCGCGGGATCGAGTTACACCCAGAACATCGTGATCAACGTCGCCGCGTCTTCATCGGGCAACCTCGACGATCTCTATTGCCCGAGTGGGGATTCATCCTGCAATTTCGGAGGCACCGATGGGCCGGCACAATTGCCGATCACCGGCATGTCGACCGATCCCGCG